CATCGCCCACCTCGCCCCCTACGAGGACAACGCGATTCCCGAGCAGGGCTTCCGCCACAACTGGGCTCCGAATACGACTGTCAACGGTGTGGGGCATGTTGCAGCCACAAATGGAGCTGGCCCGTGCTCCGGCGCGACCGCTCCGACGCCACCGGCATCCCTGCCGACTACCTCCGAAGCGACTACCCCCTACTCAAAACCGACCCCTGCGGACGCTGCATCGCCCTCCGTGGCGAGGTGGGCCGAAGAGTCGCCTGCGCAATATACCAACACCGTCCGAATGCCTGCCGAGCCTTCCAGCCCGGCAGCCCACTCTGCCTAGAAGCCCGTAAATCCCAAAACCTCCCAACCCCCTAAACGCCCATGTTTGCCTACAACCCCACCGTCAACGACCGCTCCGGCGAAATCCTAGGAGCCTACACCGCCAACGCCGCAGAAACCCGCGCCGAAGGAATGCAATCTTTCGGTAAATCCATCGGCGAAGGCCTCGCCGGTCTCGGCGGCGGCATCGGCGGAGCCATGGAAAAAGCCGCTGAAAACCGGATCGCCTCGGACGGCGTCAACGCCAAGTTCGACATGCTGAAGGACTACACAAAAACCGACGGTTCACCCTTATTTACCAAAGAAACCATCGATAAATTCGACACCATGCCGCTTGGCAAACGGCAAGGCATGGTCTCAACGGCTGAATCCATCATGGATCACGACCTCAAGCGCTGGATGTATCAGACCCAATACAACGCCCAAGCCAACCGCGTGAACGCCAACATGCTCGCCCAGCAACCGGCCGCCAACCAAGTCCCCATAAACACAAACGCTGCCCCCGCCGCACAAGCCCAGCCGCAGGCCAATCCTGCGCCAGCACCGGCTCAAGATTGGCGCAGCATGGTCCCTAAGCGCTAATCATTATGGCAACGCAACCCGATCCCACCGCAGAGGACATGGCAGACTTCGTAACGCCCGTTGCAGAGATGCCAGCCCCACCGCCACAGCGCCAATCCAAGGGCCTGTCTTTCGATTTCAACGGCCTCATCGGTCGTTTACAGACCGAGGGGTTTGATTCTCTTTCTCGCCCGCAGCAAGAGCTGCTCTGGCACCTCAAAGACAATCCAGACCTCCAAATGAGCCCCGAGCAGATGGCCATGTTCGTAACCGAGACCGACAAAAGACTCCGCGAGCAGGCTTCGCCAGAAGCTCAAGCACGACTTGCTAACACCCAGCTTGATGTTGCGACAAAGAAAACTGCACTTACTACTGCCGCAAAAGAATCCCAAGAAGACGCGAAAAAAACATACCAACGCGCATCCAATATGGTCTGGCTCCTTGATAATTTGAGGGGAGGAAAACGCGGAGAGGTTGCAGAAAAAAATGAAAAATGGAGGCCGCGTGTCGGATCAGTCGATGGTCGTTGGCCATCCTTACTTTCATCCGAAGAGACACTTGGTTGGAATGCTGACTTTAACAGCTTAAAGGGCATGATTAATTTGACTGAGGCCCAAGCCAACCGAGGGCAGGGATCGCTGACTGAAGGCGAGCGCACACTTATGGCGCAAGCTGCATCTTTGGGACTAGATCAAGTCCGAGACGAGGCAGGATTCAATAAAGCCTTTGAGCGCATGTATGACATGGCCGTCGAAACTCAACAGGCAAACATGAAAAAACTTTCGGGCGCCGACAAGGCAGACCCTTCATCCACGCCCGCACAACAACCCGCAGCCACCGCCCCAGCCGCAGCCCCGCAACCCCAGCCGCAATTCCGTAGCAAGGAAGAGGTCATCCAAGCCACCAACTCCGGCCAACTTTCCCGCGAAGAAGCCGCCGCCATTCTCCGCACCCAATTTGGCAACCAATTCCGATGAGCGATCTCCTCGACGCAGACGCTTGGTTGGACCAGCAACTCGCCGCCACAAAGCCACCGGTTGTTTCCAATAAAGAAATGACCTCGGACGAACTCGACGCCCTAGCAGCCGCCGAGCTGCCGGTGCAGGACCCCCCCATTCCCCCATCTGCCTCTACGGCCCCAGCCGCCGCAAGCGGAGCACCTGAACCGACAGGATCTGCCGGACTGATCACCGGCGAGGGGGCACTTCCTGCTAGCGAAGATTCACGCATGGATGCCGAGGCATGGCTCGACAACGCCCTTGCCACCACTCCCACACCACGCGCCGTCAAGCTCCCAAACGGCCGCTCCAGCTACGGCAACGACTTTCTCAAGACCATCGACACCACCAAGCTCACGCCCGAAGAATATCTTTCCATTGAGCCTGATGTGGAGGTCGTCAAAGGGATGCTTCACAATCCCCAATACACTCCCACCTTTGAAGAGTGGCAGGATTTGACCGCTGTTGAAAAGCGCCTCATTGACGAGGGCAAAATCAAAAAACCCGGCAACCTTGAGATGATCGGCAACGCCGTAGGCGGCCTCGTCGTCCTTGCCAGCGACTTCATCTACAACACCGCCATCGATGCAGATGGGTCCATCACGCGGCCAGGCGAAACCCTCGACCGCATGCAGCAAGGCACATGGCGCCTTGCTCCCGCCGAAACTCTCGCCCGCTCACCAGCCACCATGGTTTCCGCTGGCAAGCTCGCTGGCGCCACCCTGCAATATCTCGGCCAGATGATCGATGCTGATTGGAACGAACGACCAGAATATGTCGTGAACGAAACAGGTGAACTGCTTGCCAATAGTTCCCAGCTTCGCCTTCCCCCTGCCGATGTCATCGCCGAGCATTATGCCGCCCGCGGGCAAACCGTGCGCCCTATCAACGAACAAGAACTCCAGCAGTTCGACTACGACCGCTTCGTCCAACGCCGGCAGACACAGAAACTCGAGGATGATGCGCTAAACAATACCACCGCACCCACCGAGTTCATCACCATGCTTCTCACCGGGCGCAACCAAGCGGAAAAGCCCATCCAATCGCAAGCGCAGGTGGGGGCCACCGCAGTAGACCCATTAGCTATAGGTCCTGTTGCTTCCGCAGGCACACGATGGGGCCTTTCAGCTTTTGGGAAAAACGCCAGCGCCAAAATGCTCAGTGGTCTGGAAAAAGCCAGCGGCGGCATCGTTCGCGCCAATGATGCTCTTTTAGACCGCTTCGCCAAAACCGTCTCCGACCAGACTGGGGTGGAACTCAGCACATGGCAGAAAGGAATCGAGGCCACCAAAGATGTTGCCAAGCGCTCTGTCATCCCAGCATTGGGAGGAGCAGGAAACACAATTGCGGGAGGCGACCCATTTGTCTCTGCCGCGATAGCCGGTTCCTACGGCCTCTATAAAGGTGGCCTCTTCGTCCTTCGCCGCATTGAAACCGGCTCCCGCACGGGCAAGGCCATCCTCCGCGAATCCGCCGACGCCACCAACGGCCTTGACCAAGTCGCCCGCCTTGCCGTCGCAGCTAATCCCGCAGTCCCGACCGCAGTCCGCGAGGTATTGGAGCGCCCATCCCACTTTATCCCGCTCGAAAGCACTCCCGCCCGCATCGCCTCCAATCCCGCATTTGGCCCCACCACTCGCGCTGTAGCAGATCGCCTTTCAAATCCCCTCGTTGTCCAAGCAGTCCGCAATACCGCAGCACTCGCCAAAGGCTCTGCCAAAGGCGCCATCGTCAACGCCCCCTTCGCCTACATGTCAGCCAATGCTGGCGACGAGGAAGGAGCTGCTGCCGCCATCGGATCGGGCCTCGCCTTCGGTGCCGGAGGTGCCGCATTTGAGCGTGTCGCCGGAGTGCGCGACCGCCGCTACCGCCAAGCCGTCTCTGACATTGGCCGCATGCTCGTCGATGTGGAACTTGTCGGCGGCGATGTCAATCACCTCGTCAAAACCCGCGACATGCAGGGACTCGCCGACCTCGCCGCTCTTCAAGGCTACTACCGCAACGGCTTTGATTTCGTCCCGCTCAACAACGCCGATTACAACGACAATCGCCGCGTCAACGGCCAGAAAGACATGGTCTCGCCAAACAAGAAAGGCACGGCAGGCTACTTCGTTCAAATAGTCCCAGATGGTGGAAAGCCCATCATCTACATGAATCTCGACGCCACCAACCGCAACCCACTCCCGCACGAAATCGGCCACCTCATCACCGCTGGCGGACTGGATAACCCACAGAAAGTTGCAGCCCGTGCTTGGGTAGATAAAACCTACGGCGAAGATGGCATCAAAGCTCGCGGCGAAGAATACGCCCGCACCCTCATCCAAGCCCGCGCCGATGCCGCCGCCCGCGCCGAGGGCAAGCAACCGAAGCCCATCGACATCACTCCCGACATGCTCGCCGCCGAGATAGAAAGCCTTGGGCAGGACGGTCTAGTTCGCGGCGACATCACCACCATGGATTGGGCCCGCGACGAAATCTTCGCCGAGACATTCGCCACAAACTCCGAGACCATGGATTGGTCCTCCATCCGCCGAGCCAACCCCGCCGGCGGCAATTTCCTCACATTCGCCGAAGGCATCCTGGGTGCCCAAGCCCGAGGACTCATGGCCGCAGGCGTCCGCATCGATCCACAGACCGGCAAGCCCCTCGACACCCCAGCCAGACTCTTTAACGAAAACCCCGTCCTCGCCGCTGATCCCCAGGTGATGAAGCAACTGGAGACCTACTCCAAAAACTGGAAAAATTACACTCTTGCCCCAGAGCAGTCTAAACCACGCGGCGCTCGCATCGCCCCGAGCGGTCGCGCCCAAGACATCGCCAACACCGGCCTCGTCAAAAACCACGCCAACGACCAAGGAGGGCAGGAAAACCTCTTTCAAGTCACAGACCCCACCGGCAACACACGCGCCAAAGAACAAAGTGAACTCAACGCCGAGCAAAAACTCCGCTCCGAGCAGGTAGGGAATCTTTTCAAAACCAAAAAACTCAACTCCCCGGCAGACCCCACCGTCAGTTTGAAAAAACGCACGGACGGAAGGACTGAGGTATTCGGCCGCCGCTTGCCACAGAATTTCTTTTTCTCAAATTCCTTTGGCCGCCACATCCGCGATTTTGCCCGCGTCTTCGAGGAAGCCATGGACTCCGGTGAGACGCTTAACACAAGCTATTTTGCCCTCCTCACCCGCTCCGACACTGGCGCTGTTCGCGTCAAAGACCTCGGCAACACCGCCCGCATCGACCGCGAGGTCGTGCCGTTCCAGTGGTTCGTATCTAAACAAAACAACATCCTTGCCGAAGTCCTCGATGTCACAAAATTCCGCAACCGCTTCAACCGCGCTGTTGCCGATGGCGACGAACCCATCGCCCGACTCTTCGATAACAAATGGGACAACATCGAGCCCACATTCAAGAAGCTGCTCGACAACCACCGCAACAACCTCCCTGGCGAGTCCGGCCTCGGCGGAAGCGCCGTCGAGAAAAAGGATGTCCTCAACGCCCTCATCGGTATCGCCACAAACGAAAACCGCTCCCGCAACCCCTACAACGGCCGCTACGGCAGCGGTAGCGCCATTGAAAGATTCCGCCTCGACCGCATTAACGACTCCACTAAATCCGGCCGCACAGGCTACCAATTCGACTACCCCAAAGCCGCAGGCAACGCTCTCCCCGACAAGCCAGCCCCCATGCCGGACTTGTCACAAGACCTGCCAGGACAAGCAATGCCTGACAGAACACAGTATCAGCAAAATCTGGCGCAGGCTTTGCAGGATCAAAATTTCGCCGACATCAATTTTGGAACTCTCTCAAAATCTAAATTCGACAAGATCAATTCAATTCGCGCCGACCTTGGAGTAGATGTTTTGACCAACAGGGATTTGGTGATTCCAAAGAATGTTGTCAAAAAATTGTATGACAAACGCATGGTTCAAGACGGAATGCCTGCTGATTAAGTTGCTGATTTAGTTCACAGCCTGTTTCATAGCCGAAAAACCAAAATCACTGGAAGTAAGCACAAGCACATCCAAACCATGCTCAACATGCGCGATGAGCTATCTCGCATGGGGTTTATTGGTGAAAATCAAAAAACAAAAGAAACCGTAATCAAGAGCGCCAGATTAGGGGCGACTGCAGAGATTGTTGAAACCGTAAGAAAAGGCGCTCAGGGAGGGCCGACTGCATCCTCCATCGCGAAGCCCGAGTGATCGGGATTGCGGCAGACTGCCGGGTTTTCTGACCTTCAGAGCGCATCTTCAATATGACAACCACATAAACCATGTCAAATTCTGCTGCAAAAAAGTCACACCAAAAAGCAGTGTGACTTTTCTGCTATCACACCGCCCACCACTGCTCCGCCTCGCGGCGAGTCACGCAGTTTCCGTAGGTCTGGTAAAGCAGTTTGGGCGATTCGTGGCCCATCTCAAAGGCCGTCTTCGCCGCATCGCGGAAGTGCGCCAGGTGGTAGCTGGCGAACGAATGCCGCAGGCAATTATTCGGCCATTTCAGTTTGCCCTCCACGGGCTCGACGCCAATCAAGCGGCACGCCTCCTTCACCAGCGGATCCCATTTCTTTTTGCTCCACCCCTCGACTAGCAGGCCCTCCCCCGGCGGCATGTGGCGCTTGAAGGCCGGCTGGATCGTGATGTTCCGAGGCCGCGCCGCCTCGCCCTGCTTCGAATCCTCGGTGCGGATGGTGATCTCCTCGTATTCCCAATCCATCGCCGAAAAGCTCACCGCAAAAACCTCCCGCGTCCGCATCCCCGCAAATCCTCCCGCCACCAGCCAAGCGCGGAACCACGCCGGCCACTCCGCCGCCATCAGCTTCCGCATCTGCGCTGGAGTCAAAATCTGGAGCCGCGTCCCCTTGTCCTTTTTCGGCGGCGCGTCACAGAACGGATTGTCCCGCACGATGGGCCGCATGGTCGGCGAGTTGAAAAAATCCCGGCACACGGCAAAGACATTGAAGCGGCCCCGCGTCTTGAGCGGCAGCCGGTCCACCCAACGCCGCACCGCCACCGCCTCCAAATCCTGCGGGCGGACTGCGCCATATTTTTCCGACAGCATATTCAAGGCCCACTTGAGCTGGCGCAGCGTCACCGGCTCCACCTCCACCGACTTCTTCGCGAGGAACTGCGCGATGTAGTGCGCCACCGACTCCCCCGACTCCGCCTTCGTCGGAATCTTGCCCGTGTGAGTCAGCGAAAAAACCAACTTCGCATGCTCCAAATTCGCCTCGCTCTCGTCCGAAAAAAACATCCGCCGCCGCGTGCCATCGTTCAAACTTTTCGGAACATCGATAACCCAGCGGCCGCGACGACGATCAAACTTCGGAAGGAGTGTGGCGATATTCATCAGTGACACTTTGTGACACGCGGTGACACTTTTGCAAATTCATAGATTTTTTTCCAAAATCATCAAACGCCCGCAAACCCTCTCCCAGCCTAGCTCCCCAGCCTTTTTCCATCCCTTTCTTAAACCTTCCAAATTGGCGGAGAGGGTGGGATTCGAACCCACGCTTTTGAAGTTCAAAGTGTCACCGGAGTGTCACTATTGCCATTTTTTATGCTTATTTATCCCTAAATAATTGCAAAAAATCTTGAGGTCCGTGGGTTCGGGGGGCGGGTGTTTTGTCACAGATTTGTGATCTTTTGGGGTGTCAGTTGACTTGTTGAAAATTGATTTGGGGGCGGTTCATCAGGGTTTGAGCGTGTGGGTGGAGGTAGGCGACTTGCTGGGGCGGGGTGGCGGTGGTGAAGAAGTGCTGCTCTTGCACGGTGCCGTCGAGCCAGCGGGCTCGGAGGATTTGGACGACATTGCCGTTGAGGGGCCAGCTGCCTTGGTAGCAGCGCTTGAGCTCGAGGGTGCAGGGGGTGACGCCGACGACATCGCCGTTGAGATCGATCATGGCGCCGCTGGGGGCGCTGTGGATGCGGACGGTGCGGTCAGTGAATTTGGCTTCCCACTCGGCGTTGAACTTGGCTTTGCGGGCGGCTTCGCGTTCTGCGGTGGCGCAGCCGCTTAAAATCAGGGCGGCGAGGGCGAGGAGGTGGAGTGATGTTTTCATTTTTGGGTTTCTAATTCGTATTCTTTTTGGTGCCGCTGGTGCCGTTCTTTGCGATACCACTCGAATTCGGAGTAGTAGATTTCTTCCTCAAGATCGCTGCGGAGTTTTTGGTTTTTTTGCAGGAGGGGCTGGATGACAAATAATGCGAGCAGGCTGGAGGCGGTCAGGAGACCTTGCAGGAAATGGAGGGCGGTGCTGGAACTGCTGGCGGTAAAGAAGAGAAGGCCGATGGGGGCTAGGGCGATGAGGAGGATGGTGGTTTTTTTTATGTGGTCAGGTCGTGGATTTGCGCCGCCCAGCCTTCTGGTAGCGGACTGGTTGGGGAGTTGAGGATCCACCAGCGGAGGTCTCGGTGGAGGGCCGGATCAAGTTGTCCTGGGGCGGGGTGTTTCCCGGCTCGTTGAGGGTCCAACGGGGGAGGTCGGGCATGGCTTGGCCGTGCATTGGGAATGCGGTGCGGCGGGCGCGATACTCGCGGATGGCTTCTTGAACGATGCGGCTGGCGCTCCAGTTTTCGCCGAGCGTTTGGGTGCGTGATTCGGCTTCTTTTTTCAGCCATTCGTGGACTTCGGGCGGCAGCGAAACGCTGACTTTTTCGAAGTTTGGTTTTTTCTTCATGCCTCCTTGGTAGCACTTCTTGCTACCGAGTGCAAAAAAATATTTTGGCCCGCAGAGCTAGTGTTTATGCGGTAGTCAAGTGTTTTTTTCGTATGGAGTGATCACCCCATTTATTTTTTTTCGCATTTTTTGTTGCCACCTTTTGCCACTCGGTAGTAACAACTGCGCCATGCAAATCGCATATGTAAAAACAAGCATCTCGATGCCTGCGGAGATGCTGGCTTGGGCGAAGGCCGAGTCGGTGGAGCAGGGCAACTTGCCGCTGTCGCGCATTATCGCCCAAGCGGTGAGGGAGAAGATGGAGAGGGCGGCCAAGGCGAAGAGCCGGGGGGGCAGGAAATGAAGCCGGGGTTTGTGAAACCAAAGGAGGCGGCGAAATACCTGTCGGTGTCGGTGGCGACGCTTTACGCGCTGAAGGGCGAGGGAGTGATCAAATTTTACAAGCTGGGGGGCTCGACGCTGCTGAAGGTCTCGGAGCTGGACGCGGCGGTGGAGAGGGGGGTGCAGGAATGAAACTCTGGCACTGCATGGCGAATGGGCTCTTCGGAGCTTTTGGGGACTACATCTGGGCGCCGAGCCGGTCGGAGGCGCGGCTGAAATTTTACAGGCAACACAAGTGCACCCCCACTCGGGTGGTGCTGGAGAGATAATTTATGGAACACGAAGCAATAGTGCGTCAGTTGCAGTTCGCGTGGGAGTTTGCCTGCGCTTTCGGCCCAGCCGTTGTGCTGGGGGTCGCAACCTACTGGGTCACCACATGGGGGGAGAAGGCACGATGAGCGCTTTTTATGTCACCGACACTGAGGCCCGAAAAATCGGCATGCTTGACATGTTTGGCCCCTACGAGACCCGTGCGGCTGCGGAGGCTTTTATACGCAAGGATTTTGCGGATTGGTGGGAAGAGTCAGAAACACCGCTAAAAGATCGGGATGAATCTGCATGTGGGACTTATCAGATTCTCGAACTGGTGGCCGAGGTGAGGCCGGTCGGCAGTGCGTCGCTCAAAGTGAAACTGGTGGAGGAGGAGAAATGAGCGCGTGGATAAATGTTGAAGCCGCTCTGCCCGACGATGGCGAGGCGGTCATCATTCACACGCTGGGTGGCGAGGTTTGGACTGGATTCATTGATGGCGATGTCTGGCGCAATGTCGCAGGGGAACGCATCCACGAAGAGGAGCCGGTTTTGCATTGGAGGCCGCTCCCTGACCCACCGGAGGAGGCCGCGAAGTGAGCGCCACGCTGGCCATTTCCATTGCGGTGCTGACGCTGGGCAGTTGCTGGGCCAGCTATTGCCTCGGGCAACGGGACATTCTGATTCGGCTCCGCAAGCTGCGGGAGAAGGAAGATCGGTGGCGTGAGTGGGATGCGAACAACTTGGAGGATTTTGAGGATTAAAATTATGAAACTGAACATAGTAACAGGAAAACTACAGCGGGCCCAGCGGGTCTGCTTTTATGGGGTGGAGAGCGTTGGAAAAACCACGCTGGCCGCCAAAATGCCGCAGCCGGTCTTTCTCGATGTCGAGAAGGGGACGGCGCACCTCGATGTGCCTCGGCAGGAGATCGGGACTTGGGCGGAGCTGCTGGAGGTGGTGCGTGAGCTGGCCTCGGGGAGCTATGGCTACAAGTCGGTGGTGCTGGACTCGATTGATTGGGCGGAGCGCCTGTGTATCGAGGACTTGAAGGCGGAGAAGAAGATCAAGTCGCTCGAGGAGATTCCGTATGGCAAGGGCTTTACGATGGCCTCGGAGCGGATGGCTCGTTTTCTTAACGATCTGGATCGGCTGATCGATGCGGGGATCCATGTGGTGCTGATCGGTCACGCTCAGGTGAAGCGGGTGGAGCCGCCGGATCAAGTGCAAGCCTACGACCGCTATGAGCTCAAGCTCATCAAGCAGACGGGGCCGCTGGTGAAGGAATGGGTGGATCACCTGTTTTTCCTCAACTTCAAGACTCGCATTGTCGAGAGCGAGTCGGGCAAGGCGAAGGGGCGCGGGGGCAAGGAGCGGGTGCTCTTTACGACGCACACGGCGGCTTACGATGCGAAGACTCGCTCGGAGCTGGCGGATGAGTTGCCTCTGGAATACGCGAGTATTTCCTCGCTCTTCGGTGCGGTGAAGGCTCCGGTGGCGGCTGCGGCTGCGGCTTATGCGGCAGCGGAACCTTTGGAGACTTACCTGGAACCTCATGAGCAGGCTGTGAATGCCTGGCTCTTGGCGAAGGGCAAAATCTCGGAGGGGCAGACTTGGCGGGATATGCCGCCGGCGCTGCGGGACCAGGTCTCGGCGAGGCCGGAGGATTTCGTAAAAGCCGTAACGAAGGCCGCGTAACGATGACTCTGGAGAGGGCATGCCGGGAGGCTTTGGGGGAGGTGGGTGATTTGTTTCACACCAAAACCTCCCCCGAGGGGTGGCTCAAAAGAAGGCTGCGGATTGAGACCTACTCGCCGAGCGATATCCGGGCGCTGCCTCCCTACCTCTCGGTGACGAGCTGCGAGGAAGTGAATGCGGCGTGTGACCGGTGGCTGGCCTCTCGAGGAAAACTGACAGGAAAAAACTACGCAAAATTTATCAATAAAACACACCATGACATATAACATACGACACAGCATGCTGCCGAAGCTGGCGGCTTGCCCGAAATACACACCGAAGCCGGGGGATGCGGGGCCCGCGGCGCAGCGGGGAACGGTGATGGACGAGGCGTTTAGATTGGGGTTGCAGGGCGACCGCACCAAGATCGACGCGCTGCCGGCGGAGGACCGCCCAGCCGTGGAGTGGGCGGTCGCCCTCATGGAGGACTACAAGCGGACGGGGACCATCGAGGCGCGGGAGGAGTATCTGGCGATGCATACGCCGGGAATCGCCCACATCGGCACGGCGGATGCGCTGTGCACCAAGCTGGGCTGGGTGGCAGACCTCAAGACAGGGCAGTTACGCGGGTATGCCGAGCAGGTCGCGGCCTATTGTTACGCCATGATGCACATGAGTTTCGAGGAGGAATATACGGCCCATGTTCTGTATTGCGACCACCAGGTGGTGAAGAGCTACCGCTTCACGCTGGAGCAGGCGAAGGGGATTGTGGAACGCATTATTGCCGAGGTGAATGATCCGGCATCGGAGCCTCGGGCGTCGGAATACTGCGGCTGGTGTGCCAATTACGATTTCTGCCCTGCCGTGGTGAAGCCGGTGGAGCAGGGGCTGGCGGTGATCGCGGCGGAGTCCCCTACCCTGTCGGCGATGCTGGAGCGGGTGCTGGAGTCGCCGGAAACTTTGGGGCTTTTTGTAAGCCAATGGAAGGCAGTCGAAAAAGCCATCGCGGAACCTGCTCTCGATGCACTCAAATCGATGCTTGAGGACGGCCGTGAGGTGGATGGCTGGAAGCTGACCGAGGTGAAGGGGCGCGAATACTTTGATGTCGAGGGGATTCTGTGGGTGGCGAGGGAGACGAATGCGCCGGTGGAATCCATCATCCTGGCACTCGGGGGAAAGATGTCCGGCAAAGCCTACCGCGAGTGGGCGGCTCAACTGGGCAAAGAACCGCTGAACGCGCATGTGCGCACGGGTTCGACGACAAAGCAACTCAGACAAGTGAAAACAAAACAAACCAAACAACTAAACTAATATATGGATAACGAAAATAGATATGTGAACGAGTCGGGCCGATACCTTTGCAAGGTGAAGGCGCCGGGGAATGGCTGGATCGGGGTGTCGGGGAGCGGGAGCGAATTCATTCGCATTCCATTGCTTGTGACCGATGCGGGCTCGCAGGAGGGGCGCGAGATCGTGTGGAGGGGCTACCTGACGGAGGCCGCGGCGCGGAGGACGATCCAGACGCTGGACGATTGCTTCGGCAAGAACTGGGACATCAAGTCCTTGGCGAGTGGGGCGGCGAGCTTTGCGGGGCAGATGGCTCGGATCACGGTGGATTCGGAAGAATACAACGGGGAGACTCGGCACAAGGTGAAGTGGCTGAACCCTGCGGAGATGGCTCCGAAGAACGAGGTGGATGCCACGGTGATCGAGGCGCTGGCCGAGCGGGTGGCGAAGATCGACCGGGGCGATGATGTGAAGGCGCCAACGAAACCTACGCCCAAAACCTCGGACGACATTCCGTTTTAACCATGAGGGGGATACTGGAATTTGACCTGCCGCAGGACGAGGCGGAGATGCGTTACGCTCAGTCGGGGCTGGATGCCTTGCTGGTGCTGAACGATCTGGACCAAGAGTGCCGCTCGCTCGTCAAGCATGGGGCGGGAGCTTTTGCCGGCATGGATGAGAAGACCATCGAGGCCGTGCGGGCTTGGGTGGTTGGGGCCTCGCTGCGCCGCAACCTGCCGGACCTCGTATGACGATCCTGGCCCTCGATCCTGGCACGACGGAGACGGCGTTTGTCCTGTGGGACGGGCGCCGGATCCTCGAGGCCGACCACCTGCCGAATGCGGAGATTCGCCAAATCCTCATCGGCCGCGAATATGACGCGGTGGCGTGCGAGATGATCGCCAGCTACGGCATGGCGGTGGGCAAGGAGGTTTTCGAGACTTGTGTTTGGATCGGGCGGTTCGTGGAAGTGGCTCGGGTGGAGCCGCGCTTGGTCTACCGGCGCGATGCGAAGCTGCACCTGTGCCACTCGCCGCGGGCGAAGGATGCGAATGTGCGGCAGGCGCTGATCGACCGCCTCGGGCCGCAGGGCACGAAGAAAAATCCCGGCCCGACCTACGGCATGCGCTCCCACCTGTGGGCGGCGCTGGCTGTGGCGGTGTATGCGGGGGATGTGAAGGAATAAAAATGGAAAAAACAAATTCTGACATTCTTAAAGAATTAGATTCTCGAAGAATCCCATATTTTGGAGATGTCCCAATAAAATCTGCAATGATTGCATGGAACTCATTGCGTGATGGATGTTATGGAATTCCAGGTCAAGTGATGGTTATCCCATGGCCAGACAAAGGCTATTGCAATTTTTTTAAATTAGTTAACACGGTTGGAGCGTGTAGCGGATGGAGAAGCATGGGGTCAATTAGTAGCAAAAAGCTAAATAAAAGCCAAATGCTACTTCAATTATACATTGAGGCATGGCACATCGTTTGTCGGGATGGGGTTAAGCCGGAAGCGATGCATTCCGCTCTGATGGCGATACCTGAATATAGGGAAACTTTGTCTGGGGAGAGCGAGCTTTTCGCGTTTTAATAGAAGAACTTATTTAATGCAATACCCTGAGAAAGAGAGCGCCGTCGTCGGCTATATTAGTGTCGCTGGATTCGCCGGCGTGCCGAGGTCGGCGATTGTAGATCCCGATAGTTTTGTCTCGGTGCTCAATGGTGTCTATTACGCGGCTGCGCACCGGCTGCACTATGCCAAGAAGGCCACGACGGGCACGACGATCCTCGAGGCGATCGAGCGGGATCCGTTTTTGCTGAAGGTGGCGGAGCGGACGGCGCAGGAGTCGGGGATGGTGTGCTGGCGGGATGGCTTGGTCATGGCGGACAGCTCGCTGGCTTACAACCCGGCGGGTGGCGCCATCGTGTCGGAATACCTGGCTGACATCGCCTCGGCGGCGGCGCAGCGCAAGGCGACTAAGATCGGTCAGAGGTTGGCCTCGGGGGATATGCCTGTGGCGGAGGCGCTGGAGGAGCTCAAGACGCTGGCGAAGCCTCGGGCGTCGATGGTGGGCGTGGAGATGCATACTTTTGAGGAGCTGTGGAGTTACAAGGCGGAGGATGATTCGAGCACGCTGGTGGGGAACCGCTGGCTGTGCCGTGGCGGGCAGCTGCTGCTGCTGGGGCAGAGCGGGATTGGCAAATCCTCCTACACTCTCCAGCAGGCGATGACTTGGGCGCTGGGGATGCCGTTTTTTGGGATGAAGCCGAAGCGGCGGCTCAAGTGCCTGATCGTGCAGGCGGAGAACGATATGGGGGACATGGCTGAGGTTGTCCAGGGCGTGATGTCGTATGTGGTGGCGCAGTCGAAGATGACGCAGCGCGAGGCGGTGGATATCCTGCGGGAGAATGTGATCGTGGCGCGGGTGACGGCTCAGACGGGTGAGGCGTTCATCGAGGTGATCCGGGAGCTGATTGCGAAGCACGGGCCGTTTGATCTGGTCTACGGGGATCCGTTGCTGTCTTTCATCGGCGACGATATTTCCCAGCAGGCGGTGGCGAGTCACTTTTTGCGGGAGCTGTGCAACCCGCTGGCCTTCGAGCATGGGTTTGCGTGGGTGTGGAGTCACCACACGGGGAAGCCGCAGAGCGACTCGAAGAGCCGGGCGCATTGGAATGCGAATGATTATGCTTACATCGGGCTGGGATCGAGTGAGCTAACGAACTGGGCTCGGGCGATCTGCGTGTTGCAAACCACTAAACACGAAGGAATCTTCAAGGTTCTCCTAGCGAAGCGGGGCAATCGTGCCGCCGTAGTCGATAACCACGGCCACCCGACCACAGACATCGTGATCAAGCATGCCGACAAGGGATTGCACTGGGAACCGGCAGAACTCCCCGAGGAGACCCAAGAAGAGGGCAAGTCGCAGGGCAAGTCCGGCAGGCCGTCCGCCCTCAACGCTGTGCAAGAACTCGAGATCGTGACCATGCACGCCAATTGGCCAGACAACACCCGAGGTTTTTATTCTGCCGCCATGAGCAAATACAAGGTCTCTCACGACACCATCAAGCGGGTCCTAGACAAGAACACTCAACCACAGAAAGCCGCCGCCTGACTATGTTTTTCCTGACTCCGCAAAACCTCCGCAAAACCTCCGCAATACTCCAATTCTGCGGAGCATGGATGACCTCCGCAAAATTACCTCCGCAAAATCCCCCTAAGAAGGGGGGATTGTTTTGCGGAGGAGTAATTTTTCGGAGGGGTCATTTCCAACCATCAAAATCCGCAAAATAGATTATGCGGAGCAACCACATGAACACCCCAAGAAAAGAAACCGACCCGCTCATCGCTTGCCAAGCCTGCGGCCGCGAATGGCAAGACCACCCAGGCATCTCACACACCTGCCGCATGGCCTCCGACCTCGCCGAATATCTCCGCTGGGCGCTGAACCACATCGAGCCGCCCGAATACACCCGCGATATCACCGAGCAGGAGGTCTACTTCCACTCCCTCGAGGAAGCCCGGCGACTCGTCGTCGAGGCCAGCAACTGGAAGGCCCGCTTATGAAACCCAAACGATCTGCCAAGCCAGAAACCAAACACTCCATCGCCACAAAGCTGGCCGCTGAATTCCATGTCAGCGTCCAGACCGCCACGCAGTGGTTCGATGCCGGTTGTCCGATGGATTACGAGGAGGCCAAGGAATGGAAGCTCCAGAAACGCGCAGAAGCCCCGATCAAGTCCGAGATGGGGTCAAGGCCCAATAAGCTGGAAAAAGCCCTAGAACAGGCCGCTGCGTGCGAAGAAACGGTCAACTGGGATGCGATGTCTACCCAGTTCCGCCAGATGTGCGACATCGTCGCCGACTTCTACCTCATGGGCATGACGGTCTCCGCCATCAACACCAAGCTGGGCGTCAAGCCCGCGGTGATCTCTCGCATCATCGCTAACCACCCAGACACCAAAGACAAGGAAGCTCAAGTCGCCGCCTCAAGCTGGAAGGATGTCCGACGCCTGGCCGTCGATGCCCTCCGCGACAAGCTCAACGACCCCACCCAAGTCAGCAAGATGAAAGCCGCCGAGCTCAACTTCGTAGCCGGAACCGCTCAAGACAAGATCCGCGACAGCGAAGGCGGCGCCCAGCTCACCATCAACATCAACCAGAAGATCAATGCGTTGTCGTTCGAGGAACTCATCAACAGCATCCCGAAGAAAGTCGATGACATCGATGGCGAGTTCGAGATCGAGACCCCCTCGGGAACCAGTAGCGAGGTGGAGAAGCCCTTGGCAAACACCCCGCTCAGTCTCAATAACAAGGCTAAAAACGAGGAGGATAATGGATCGAATGAGTAAGCCATTGAACATCAACAACCGCCCACTATCCATTAGAGTGGTTATTGGAAGTTATGGCCTCGACAGGGGGGGGGAGGGGGGTCGGTCCGCTGGCTCCGCAAAATTACCCCCACTCGTCCAGCCCCCGAAAAATTTTATGAAAAAAGCCCAACCTAACAAGCAAGAAACGAAGCAAGAGCAACCCCCTACCCCGCCCGAGTGGCCGAGGATGGGAAAGACCGCGCCAGGGAGACAGCCGCAGAATCCTCGGATTTTGCGGGTCGTCCTCGAGGAGGAGGTCGTGAATGTGCAGGTCCGCAGCAATACCTTCTACCGAGCGAACGAGCCGGTGTTGGTGGGAGTGGACGCCGGCGGGGCATTGGTGGCGACGAAGCCGAAAACGAACCCGCTGCTGCACGGGGGGTATGAGGGATGACGCCGAACGAATTTCTCTCCATGATCGCGCAGTTACGGCGCGAGCGCGACAAGGCGAGGCACGAAATCGAGGGATTGAAAAACAAGTGGAATGCCGCCGTAGAGATGGCCGCAAGGGCAGAGAATGAGCGCGACGAGGCGAGGGCCGGACGACAGGCTTACAAGCAACTTGCGGTCAAACATGCGCAAGAGCGCGACGAGGCGAGGGAGCTGGCACAGCAGATGTCAGAAAGCAACCAAGTGCTCATGGCAGATGTTCGCTTTTACCGAAACGCATGGGAGCAACTCAAGGAAGCCGCTAAATGACCTGCCCCACCTGCCAATCCCCTACCCGCGTGGTCTCCTGCCGGTTGGTCGGCGAGGAGTTTTTTCGGCGCCGCCGGTGCGAGAACGGCCATCGCTCTAATACCGCCGAGGTCTTGCACCTCGGCCCGTTCCCCTGGGCGAAGAAACCCGCCCCCAAACCCACCAAACGCCCCAAACGCACCCGCAAGGCCAAGCCTAAGCCCTCCGATTGGCTCACCCGCATCGAAGACAAGCTCGCCGCCCTATGACATTCACCCAAACGCCCCACCCGCTACTGCCATTTATCCCGCCGGAGCACTTTGTTGCCGACTTCGAGGCGGCGAAGGCCCTGCTTGCCGAGCGCGAGCGCCGCATTGTCTTGGAAAAAGAGGATCCAATTCGCTACGGCTACGAGCCCGAGCACTGGCAGAAGGCCGAAAAAATCGCCAAACGCTACCGCGACCTCTTGGTTCTCGGCGGGAATCGCTCCGGCAAGTCCACCTGGGCTGGGAAAATGGTCGTCCGCACCCTGCTCGAGAAACCCGCGAGCCGCGTGTGGTGCTTCCAGACCACAAACGACAACTCCATCTCCATGCAGCAGCCCATCGTGTGGAATTTCATGCCCGCCGAGCTGCGAACGGCCAAGCGCAGCAAGATCACCAACATTTCCTACACGCAGAAGAACGGTTTTTCCGAAAATACCGCCGTGTTGCCGAACAAATCGCAGGTGTGGTTCCGAAATTACGCCCAGGACATCACGACAATCGAGGGCGGCGAGATCGATCTCGCCTGGTGCGACGAATTAGTCCCCCTTGATTGGCTCGAAACCATCCGATTCCGCCTTCTCGACCGAAATGGCATCCTCCTCGTCACATTCACTCCCATCGAAGGCTACTCGCCCACGGTAAAAAACTACCTGCAAGGCGCGAAGACGCTCGAGGAGTGCGATGCCGAGCTTTTGCCGAGAAAAAGCGGCAAGGGATTTGAAAAAGTCCCCGTCGTGCAGGAATGCGTCACCCGGCACGCCGGCATCATCTATTTCCAGACAAAAAACAACCCGTGGGCAGGCTACGGCCGCATGAAGACCGAGCTCGCCAAGCAACCCCGCGAAAAAATCCTCTGTCGCGCCTACGGGGTGCCCGTCAAGGCCGCCGCCACGCGCTTTCCCCGCTTCCGCGAGTCGGTGCATGTCGTCAAGGCCGACCAGATTCCCCAGGAAGGCACGAACTACCTCTTCTGCGACCCCGCGGGCGGGAAAAACTGGTTTATGGTGTGGGTCCGCATCGACGCCGCCGAGCGGGCGTGGGTCTACCGCGAATGGCCGCAGACCGACACCTACATCGAAGGCGTCGGCTACGCCGGACCGTGGGCGATCAGCAGCGGCAAGAAAGCCGACGGCGAAGCCGGTGAGGGCCAGAAATCCTTCGGCTTCGGCCTGCTCGCCTACAAGGCCGAAATCGAGCGCATGGAAGCCCACGACAAAGTCAAGATTTTTGAGAGATGGATAGACTCAAGGTATGCGAACACCACCGTCGCCGGCACCCGCGAGCAATCCACCACGCTCCTCGAGGAACTCGAGGATGTCGGCATGTCCTTCCGATCCTGCCCTGGCGAGAACATCGAGGAAGGCGTCGGCCTCATCAACAACGCACTCTACTATGACGAAGAAGCACCCATCGACCACACCAACGCGCCTCGGCTCTATATCTCCGAGTGCTGCACCAACACCATCTGGGCCCTCAAAGAATGGACCGGACAAGACTCTCAAAAAGGTGCAAGCAAAGACCCCATTGATTGTCTTAGATACTTACTCACCTCTGGAGTCGGCAATGTGGAAGGAGGTCGGCTCCATGTTACCGGAGGAGGTGCCTATTAAACGCCGCACGCTCCGCAAGCGCGATGTCATGGACCTCCTCGGCATCTCGGAGCGCACCTACAAGACCTACCTCGAGGTTGGCCTCCTGCACCCGATCCCCGCGCCCCGGCAGAAACGCCACACCTTCTCTCTCGCAGCCATCATCAAAAAATTCCAACTCGCATGACCTCCCTCGCCCCCATGCCGAAGCGTCTCCCCGCCCGATGCCCATCAGGCAAGGTCCGCTATCTCACCGCCCAGGATGCCGAGCGAGTCGCCATCCGCCTCTTCCACGAAAAATCCGAAATCCACACCGTCTACCAGTGCCCCCATTGCGGCAACTGGCACCGAACAAACGCCCAAAAATGATCACCCTAAAAAAAACCACCCGCTACATCCTCCCCGACCGGCTCGACGACGACGACATGACGACCGCGCTCTGCATGCCCGGCAGCAAGCCACTCGTCGTGCAGGCTGTGTTGCAAGTCCTCCGCGACCATATCGATGACGCCACCGAATTGGTCGGCAGCATCAAGACCGCCACCGAGCACGGCCAGCTCGCCCACTGCGCCGGAGCCCTCGACGCCCTGCGCGGCTTCGAGTCCGACCTCCTCCAGCGCATCGACGAAGCGAGTAAGAAGATGTAGAAAAACTTTAAGACAGGCAGACGCATAACACGGATGAGCGGCAGTGGAGCATTGCTTCGACCCGCCACATCGGTCTCGGGAGGCGTCCGTATGGGCGACCGCAAGACTGGCAACCCGGCGTCTGAAAAGGGAGCGCACACCCGTCCCTGTCTTTTTCTCCCCTCCGCGTCCTCCGTGTCCTCCGTGGTAAAATCCCTCTTTTTTCTGCCGTTATAGGTCGGTCGATGCCTGTTTCTGCCGCTCTGGGTGCGGCTCTATAGATTTCCAGAATTCTGTCGTCATTCTGATTTTAACGAGCCCCTGTGCCGCTCGCCCCAGAAGGCACTGACCCACTTGGTTGGATTACCATGACGACAGACACCACAGACACCCCAATGACGCTCTCCGACATTGCAGCCGAAATCGGCTTCGATCTCGAAGAGGTAACCCCGCAGGAACAACCCGCCGCCGAGGAGACCGAAGCCGCGCCAGAAGCGCAGCCAGAGGCCACCGAGACGGAGGACGCCTCAGCGGAAACTGATCTTTCACAGGATACCGACGAAAAGTCTGAAGACGACAGCGACGCCGAGTCCGAAGAGGACAAAGACGACGCCGAGCCCGAAGAGGAAAAGAACCCCGTCCCCGAGAAGCTACTCAAGCGCATCGACAAAATCACGGCCAAGCGCCGCGAGGCTGAAGAACGCGCCGAGACGCTCGAGAGCGAGGTCAGCGAGCTGCGAGCCAAACTCGACGCCACCGTTCCCATCCAAGTTACACCCACCGCGAGCGACCCGCTCGCCGATGTGGAAACGCCCGAGCAACTCGAAGAGAGAGTTGCCACCGCGAAGAAAATCCGCGCTTGGGCCATCAAGAATTTGGAAGGCGGCAGTGTCCAGAATGCCGCCGGCGAGGATGTCTACTACGAGCCCTCCCAGGTCCGCGAATACCTCGCCACCGCCGACGAGCTCCTCACCGAGCACGCCCCCAAGCGCAAGGAATGGATCTCGCAGCGCAGTGCCGTCATGCAAGAAGCCAAGGCCGTCTACCCGGCCCTCTTCAAAGCAGGCACCCCCGAGCACGAAAGCCTCGTAGCCACGCTCAAAGCCCATCCCTACCTCAAAGGTCTCCCTCAACTCGAGATGATCGTAGGCGACGCCATCGAGGGCCAGAAGCTCCGCTTCGCCCGTGCCGAGGCCGCCCAGAAAAAAGCCGCAGCGTCCAAGCCCGAGTCGAAATCCCCCGTGAAAGCCAGCGCCCCGCCCAGCCCTGCCAAAGGTGCCCGAGTGCCCGCCCAAACCATAGCGACCCGCGAAGGAGCAAAAAACCTGTTCTCTCGAGGATCCTCGCTCAAGACCGACGACATCGCGGCGTTCCTTGAAGGAGCGCTCTAACCCCCCAAATCCAAACCAACCCCCCCCTTAACATATGCCCGCAACACTCATCACCTCCCAAACTGGCATCCGCCAGGACCTCTCCGACCTCATCGCGGTCGTGGACGCAAAATCATGCCCCGTCGTCTCCATGGCGAAAAAGGGCGCAGAACCCATCAACCCCCTCACCCAATGGCAAGCTGACGCCTTCGGCACTCCCTCGCTGACCGGCGTTCTCTCGAACTCGGATGTCACCGCTTCCGACTACGAAGACCAAGCCGCGAATCGCGTGCTGTTAAGCGCTCGTATTCAGAAGTTTCGGCGCGTCCCGTCAGTGGACGATCTCGCGAATACCGTTTCTGAAGTAGCAGGTATCGGCAAAAAGAAAGAAATGGCCCGCGCCGTCAGCAAATCCCTCGAGATGCTCAAGCGCGACATGGAAGCCACCTTCTGCTCGGACCAAGAAGGCCGCGAGCAATCCGGCTCCAACGCCTACCTCACCCGTGGCCTCGGCAAGTGGATCCAGAACGGCGAGCAAGGTGACCTCCCCGTCAACGCCAACTACCGCACGCCCACGGGCTCGGTCAACGCGACTGCGACCGCATCGCTCACCGAAAACAACATCCAGGACATGCTCCAGAGCATCTACTCCCAGACCGGCAAGGTTTCGACCTACAGCCTCGTCTGCGGCCCGACGCTCAAGCGCCAGTTCACCTCCTTCACCCGCACCCAGTTCGCCTCGACGAATGTCGCCAGCGCCATTCGCGTGTTGAACCAGAAGGACGAAAATAAGATCGTCTCGACGGTCGATATTTTTGAAGGAGATTTTGGCACTTTGGAACTCATTCCAAGCCTCTTCCTGGCCGCTGACGCGACCACCAACGCAGCCGCTGTGCAAAACGGCCGTGGCTATGTCCTCGACATGGACATGGTCGAGCTCCGCTACAACCGCAAGCCCCGCTTCCAAGAGCTGGAAGACCGTGGCGGTGGCCCACGCGGCATCGTGGACGCCATCTGCGCCCTCTGCGTCAAGAGCCCTCTGGCTCTCGGCAAGTTCGCACCGACAGCCTAATCCAGCCTCCCCCGCATAGGCCCTACGGAGGGGCGCTCACCACCCTCCAGATAAACCCTGAGCGCCCCTCCCAATGCGGGACAATTTTCTAAATGTCCGACCTCGCAGTAGAACTCGAAGCCGATCTTGGTGACCTCGCCCCGCTGGTCACCGAGGAACTCCGCACCGGCTGGCACGCCTCCATGGTCACCGCCGAGATGCGCCAGCAGCGGATCAAAGCCGCGAGCGACCGCATCGCCGCAGCCCGCAGCACGGTGGACGGCATCGGCCAGCACACCATGAGCGTCGATTTCGATTCCTACATCTACTGGAACAACCTCTACCCCGGTTGCTGGAAGGACAAAGGATTCCGCGAGGAATTCAAAAAAGCCAACCCCCACACCGTCGTCACCACCACCGCCAAGCCGACCATCGTCGTCCAATGAAATCCTCGGACATCTCAGAAATCATCGGCCTCGTCGAAGAAGCGGAGACCGACGCCGCGAACTACTGGTCGAGGAAGAATCTCAACTACAACCAGCGCTTCTGCCTCTGGCCAGGACAAGACGACACCGGCCGCAAATACTCGTCGAACCTCGGCAAAAACGCATTCCCATGGGATGGGGCGAGTGATTCGCGCATACGGCTTTCCGATATGCTCATCAACGAGCGCGTCCGTCTTCTCAAAAACTCCTTCACCCGCGCCCGTCTCGCTGTGATGCCCACCGAGACGACCGACATCATGGCCGGTCGCAAAGTCGAGACCGTCATCCAGTGGCTTCTCAACTCCCACTGCGCCGCCATGACGAAGCGCGAGGTCGAACTCGCCGCAAACATCCGCGAGACCTACGGCCTCGCCGTCATGGGCGTCTTTTGGCGCCGCACCACTCGCAACGAAAAACTCACCTTCACGCTTGAGTCTCTCCAGATGCAATACATGGAGACCGGCGACCCCCAGCTTGCCCTCATCATCGAGGCCATCCTCGACCCCACGCAGGAAGAGGCCGTGGCCCGCGAGATGGATCTCCTGCTCCCCGGACAAGGCACCGCAGCCAATGTCCGCAAGCTCCGCGAGACCGGCGCGTTTGAATACGACTCGCCCTACATCTTCGAGAACCTCCCCGACTGGCAAGCCTACGAGCCCTGGGAAGACATCATTTTCCCTCCATCCACCTACGACCTCCAGCGGGCACCATTCATCGCCTGCCGCGAGCTATTGCGCGAAGACGAGCTCCGCGAGCGCGAAGTCACCGAAGACTACGACCCACGCTGGATCGAGGAGGCCGTGAAGCACAAAGGCATCTCCCGCCGCACCGGCCGCAACATGTATCGCATCACCGATACATTCCTGCTCTCCGACGACCGCGATATGATCGAGGTCTGGCGCGTCTATCAGAAAAAGTGGAACGAAAAGATCGGCGCCATGGAGGTCTGGTGCACCCACATCCAGCCCAGCGTGGTGGACCGTGTCGCCAAGTCCGAGGCCATGGGCTACGAGCACGGCCAGTATCCCTTCATCGAGCTACCCCTCGAGCGCACCAGCCGCCCGCTCATCGAGGCCCGAGGCGTGCCCGAGCTCGTCGCCACCCAGCAGAGCGAAATCAAGGTGCAGCGCGACTACCGCAGCGACCGCGCCTCGCTCACCATTCTCCCCCCGCTCAAAGTCCCCGCCAACCGAGGCAAAATGGAAATCGTCCTCGGCCCCGCCAAGCAGCTCCCAGAGCGGCGCCCCGGCGAATTCCAATGGATGGCCCCGCCGGTGAATGACATGGGCACCATCGAAATCGAAGCCGCCACCCGTCGCGATGTGGACGAGTATTTCGGCATTCCCCGCGCCGACATGGCCCCGCAGCGGGCTCTCCTCGCCCAGCAGGATCTGGTCGATACCTGGCTCGCCGACATGGCCCTCATCCTCGGCCAGACCTTCCAACTCTGTCAGCAATACCTCGACGACATCCAATTTGTGCGAGTCGCCGGCGGCCTGCCTACCCCCTTCCGCGCCAGCCGCCAGGATATCCAAGGCAAATACGACCTCCGCCTCGACTTCGACGCACGCACGCTCGATTCCGAGGCCCTCAAGATCAAGCTGCAAGGGCTCACCCAGCTCATCCCCCTCGACACGCAAGGCGTCATCGACCGCGCCGGTCTCGTCAAATTCCTCTTCGGCTCCATCGACCCCAATCTGTCCGAGCTCCTCATCCGCGACGCCGAGGCCGCCAGCCAGCAAGAAATCGACGACGAGCAGGTCCAATTCACGAAAATCGCCGCCGGCACCGAGCCGCCGCTCAAAGGCGAAGGCCAAAACTTCCAGCTCCGCCTGCAAACCCTGCAAAACATCATCCAGAGCAACCCGGCGATCCAGCAGCGCCTGCAACAAGACCAAATCTTCGCCGCCATGCTCAACGCCCGCATGGAGTCATTCAGCTTCCAAGTCCAACAACAACAAAACGCCCAAATCGGCCGCGTCGGCGCCCAGCCCGGCCTCCAAAAAGTCGCCGAAGAAATGCAAGGAGGCCCGCAATGAAGGCCACCCCTTACCGCACCGTCCGCGATGGCGTGATTTCCCGCATGGGCATCGACCCTGCGCAGCCGCTCATGGCCTCGCAGGCTTCGGCGCTGGCGGAGTATTTGACGACCGCTGCGGCGACGGCTTGGACATTTTTTGATTGGCCCGGGGTTTATTTGACCGAGGCCCGCACGCCTGCGGGCGATGGATTCCAGACCGGCGTCTACACCTACGAGTCCGACTATGTGGGAACCACCTCCTATATTGGCCGCGCTGTGCAGGGCTCGCAATTTTCGGACCCTGTGTGGCGAATCAAGCGCGTCACCACGACCGCAGCGGGCGATCTTCTGAATATCGACACCGCCGCGAATGTCGCGTGGGACGACCGCACGACCGCGACCTACATTGAGACCAGCGCGAATGAAGCCGCCGAGGATGAGTTCCCCTACATTCCGCTTGTTGCGCAAGGTCTGAAGCCTATCGGAACGGTGCTG